AACATTAAAGCATTGAAGGGCACTAACACTGCAGACTTTGTACTGACAGGTGTTACACATGACTTAGGTTGTATTGCTTCTGATAGTATCATTGAGATTGGAGGGGACTTACTGTTCCTTAGTCAAGATGGTATGCGTCCTATCTCTGGTACAAGCCGTATTGGGGATGTAGAGTTAGAGACTATATCAAAGGACATTCAATCCTTATTCACTGACATTTCATTAAGCTTAGACTTAGATGGTTTATCCTCTGTTGTTATTCGTCAGAAGTCTCAGTTCCGTATCTTCTTCTCTGCGTCAGAGTCACAGGGCATAATCGGAGGTATCCGAAAGCAGCCTGAAGGGTTTGCCTTTGAGTTTGGTCAGCTATTAGGACTAGAAGCTACTTGTGCTGCCAGTGGTTACCTAGGCCAATATGAACACGTAATACATGGCACCTCAGATGGCAAGGTACATAGACAAGAGATTGGTAACTCCTTTGCGGGTGTTGACATCTTTAGTGTTTATCAAACACCTTACCTATATATGGAAAACCCAGAGCAGCGTAAGATATTCTACAAGGTTAATACATACCTTAGGGCAGAGGGGGATAACGAGATTATCTTATCTGTAGTGTATGACTACGAAGATATAAACGTATTAAACCCTACTAACTATTCAATGACTACTAAAGGTGCTGCTGCATACTTCAATGAAGCTGCCTTTGATAGTACTGCTATATATAGTGGTAACCCATCCCCGATACAGGTAACTAACATATCAGGTTCTGGTAAGTCTGTATCCTTTAAATACGTAACTAATAGCACTGATGCTAGTCATAGTATACAGGGCATAGTGTTAACTTATGGCACTGGAGATCTAAGATAAATGGCTGGCTATAGCAGACAATCAATTGCAGACATAATTGCAAACGCAGTAATCAAAGCGGCACCCGTAAACGCAGAGTATAATGCAATACGTGATGCCTTCGCATTCGCAACTGGACACAAGCATGACGGATCTTCCACCGAAGGTGCATACATCCCTCTCATTGCAGACGTTGATGCCTTAAACAAAGTAGTTGTTGACACTGCTAATAACCGTATCAGCTTCTACTCGGAAGTAGGTGCTGCTGCAGTAGAGCAAGTACGCATTCAAGATGGGGCAATTGTTCCTGTTACTGATAGTGATGTTGATCTTGGTGCTGTTGGTGCTGAGTTCAAGGATGTATACATTGATGGTATCGGCTACATTGATACCTTAGCAGTACATGAGAATGCTACTATCATAGGCACCTTAGGTGTCACAGGCTTATCTACATTAGCTACTGTTGATATTGATGGTGGTGCTATAGATGGTACTACCATTGGTGCTTCTACTCCTGCTGCTGTAACTACTAGCTCCCTTGTAGCAACTACAGCTGACATTAACGGTGGTACTATTGATGCTACGGTAATTGGTGCTACTACCGCAGCTGCTGCCTCTATTACCTCTCTTGTGGCAACGACAGTGGACATTGAAGGTGGTACGATAGATGCTACTATCATTGGTGCTTCTACTCCAGCCGCTGCTACTATTACTACACTTATTGCAACAACAGCAGATATTAATGCAGGTACAGTTGATGCTATCATCGGTGGTACTACACCAGCTGCAGGTACATTCACCTCACTAGTAGCTACTACCGCTGATATTAATGGTGGTACGGTTGATGCTGCTCAGATTGGTGCAACTACGCCTAGTACTGTAACAGGTACAACTGTAACGGCTACTAACTTTGTAGGCCCAATTGCTGGTGCAGTAACAGGTAATGTTACAGGTAATACAGCAGGTGTTCACACAGGCGCAGTAACAGGTGATGTAACTGGTAATATCACTGCAGGTTCAGGCACAAGCTCATTCAACAATGTGACTATTAATGGTTCATTGGATATGAATGCTGGTACAGCCTCTACCATAACAGGTCTATCTAACCCTGTACAAGGTTCTGATGCAGCTACCAAGACTTACGTGGATGCTGAAGTGTCTGCTGTCATAGACGCTGCTCCGGGAGCTTTAGATACTCTTAATGAACTAGCTGCTGCCCTTGGTGATGATGCTAACTATGCTACTACTACAACTAATGCACTAGCTACTAAGCTGCCTCTAGCTGGCGGCACTATGTCTGGTGCCCTAGCTATGGGTACTAACAAAGTAACTGGCCTAGGCACTCCTACGGCAGGCACAGACGCTTCTACAAAGACCTATGTTGATACAGGAGATGCATTGAAGGTAACCAAAGCAGGTGATACCATGAGTGGTGTTCTGGCTATGGGTGCTAATAAGATTACAGGTCTTGCTGATCCTACCTTAGCACAAGATGCTGCTACTAAGACATACATTGATACAGTGTTTGGTTCTACTACAGCAGCAGCTAACAGTGCAGGACAAGCAGCTACCAGTGCAACAGACTCAGCTAACTCAGCTACTGCCTCTGCTAACTCAGCAACAGGTTCAGCTAACAGTGCTAGTGCAGCTGCAGCTTCCTTTGATGCATTTGACGATATCTACTTGGGTGCTAAAAGTACTAACCCTACAGTGGATAACGATGGCGCTGCTTTAGCAACAGGTGCATTACACTTCAACACTACAGCTGCTCAGATGCGTGTATATGATGGTGCTTCATGGGCTGCTGCAGGTTCAGCAGTTAACGGTACTTCAGAGCGTGTTGTGTATACAGCCACTGCTAGTCAGACTACCTTCGCTGCTACTTATAATGCAGGGTATGTAGATGTTTACCTTAATGGTATTAAGCTTGTACTTGCAGTAGACTATGCAGGAACTTCAGGTACATCTATTGTCCTCACTACAGGTGCCACCGTAGGTGACATAGTAGATATAGTAGCTTATGGTTCATTTGCATTAGCAGACCACTATACGAAGGTTGCTTCTGACGCTCGTTATGAGCTACTAGATACTTCATATACTAAAGCTGAAGGTGATGCGAGGTTTGAGCCTATTGATAGTGCTTATACTAAGGCAGAAGCGGATGCGCTTTATGCAGTAGCTTCTACAACTACCACGGCAAATGCAGCACTACCTAGAACAGGTGGTGCAATGACAGGTGCCATTACAACTAACTCTACCTTTGATGGTCGTGCTGTAGCTACGGATGGAACTAAGTTAGACAATGTATCCACTCCTACAGTAACAGGAACCAGTGTAACAGCAGCTAATGCAAGTCACCATGTGGTATCTGCTGGCGGCATCACTATCACATTACCTGCTAGCCCATCTGCAGGGAACTACGTTATCGTTAAAGACGGTACAGGCGCAGCAGCAACCACCACATTCACAGTCGCCCGTAATGGTTCAAACATTGCTAGCTCTGCTACTGACCTTACCTTTGATAAGAACTTCGCTCAGATCGTAATGACGTATGTTAACAGCACAATAGGCTGGAGCATTTAATGAGCAATCTGTCGGAATTACTGCCTAGCGGTGGAGGGCAGAACTTAGTTGAGTTTGTAGCTTCTGGCACGTTGCCTAATGGTAAGCCAGTGATCTTGAATAGTGATGGTACTGTTAGTGTAGTTGCTGAGAGTAGTACATCAGTAGCTGAGAGTATTCCAGCAGGTTCTGAGGTTGTGTTTAATACAGGCACTTCTAACTACACTTCTGTATCCTTTGATCCAAATACTACAGGCAAATTTGTAGTAGCTTATGCTGACAATGGTAACTTAGACTATGGAACAGCTATAGTAGGTACTGTCTCAGGTACTTCACTTAGCTTTGGTTCTGAGTATATATTTAATTCGGGAAGTACAGGTCAGTTAGATATAGCCTTTGATCCAAATACAACAGGTAACTTTGTAGTAACCTATGGGGATGGTGGTAACTCCAACTACGGTACAGCTTGTGTAGGAACAGTCTCAGGGACTTCAATTAGTTATGGCAGTGAGTATGTCTTCAATTCAGCATACTCTATGTACTTCTCAATGGCTTTTGACCCAAATACCGCAGGTAAGTTTGTAGTAGTTTATAGGGATCAGGGTAACTTAGACTACGGTACTGCTATAGTAGGTACGGTATCTGGTACAAGTATTAGCTATGGGTCTGAATATGTCTTTAACTCTGCACTTACTATATATGCATCAGTATCCTTTGATCCTAATACAACAGGCAAGTTTGTAGTAGCTTATACGGATCAGGGTAACTCCAACTACGGTACTGCAATAGTGGGTACTGTCTCTGGCACAAGTATTACCTTTGGATCTGAGTATGTCTTTAATTCGGGTACTACTTACTATAGCTCAATCTCCTTTGATCCAAAAACCGCAGGTAAGTTCGCAGCTGCCTATAGGGATGCTGGTAACTCCAACTACGGTACAGCTGTGATAGGTACTATTTCAGGAACTTCTATTAGCTTTGGATCTGAGGTTGTGTTTAACTCTGGGGCTTCTAACTACATCTCAATCTCCTTTGACACTAACAATGCTAATAAGTTTGTAGTAGCTTATCAGGATGGGGGTAATTCAAACTATGGTACAGCCGCAGTAGGTACAGTGTCAGGAACTTCAATTACCTTTGGATCTGAGTATGTCTTTAATTCGGGTACTACTTACTTCGTCTCAGTATCCTTTGACCCTAATAACTCAGGTAAGTTTGCAGTTGCCTATAGGGATGGTGGCAACTCAGACTATGGTACAGCTATCGTAGGTCAAATGGCTGCCACAATAACCACAACAAACCTAACCTCCACAAACCTCATAGGCATCACATCAGAAGCCACATCATCTGGCGGCACAGCTAAGATAAACACTTGGGGTGGCATCAACGAAGCACAGACAAGCCTCACTATCGCCTCTGACTACTATGCTCAGGAAGATGGAACAATCACTACAGTTAGCACCTCGCCTGCTCAGAAGCTAGGCACTGCTATCTCTACAACCACAATCAACATAAGGGACTTGCCATGAGCAATTTAAGTGAGCTATTGCCAGCAGGCAGTGGTGGTAAGAGTGTAGACTTTGTAGCTAGTGGTACACTGCCTAATGGTAAGCCTGTTATTCTTAATTCAGATGGGACTGTTAGTGTAGTGGCTGTGAGTAGTACTACTCTACCTACGAGTATTCCAGCAGGCTCTGAGGCTGTGTTTAATGCAGCATATTTTTACTCTATCTCAGCATCCCTTGACCCAAATACAGCAGGAAAGTTCGTAGTTGCTTATCAGGATGGTGGTAACTCATACTACGGTACAGCAATAGTAGGTACTGTCTCAGGTACTTCTATTTCCTTTGGATCTGAGTATGTATTTAACTCTGCACAATCCGACTATACCTCAGTGTCTTTTGATCCAAATACAGCAGGTAAGTTCGTAGTAGCTTATAGGGATGTGGGTAACTCAAGCTACGGTACAGCCATTGTAGGTACTGTCTCTGGGACTTCAATTAGTTATGGCTCTGAATATGTCTTTAACTCAACCCTCTCTTACGACATATCAATGTCCTTTGATCCAAATACTGCTGGTAAGTTTGTAGTTGCATATCGGTCTGTCAGTGGACCTACTGGTACTTGTAAAGCCATAGTAGGAACTGTCTCAGGCACTTCACTTAGCTATGGGTCTGCAACAACCTTTAATTCAGACCACGCTTACTACATCTCAGCATCCTTTGACCCTAATACTGCTGGAAAGTTTGTAGTTGCTTATAGAGATGCAGGTAACTCACAGTATGGCACAGCAATAGTAGGTACAGTCTCTGGTACTTCTGTGTCCTTTGGCAGTGAGTATGTATTCAATGCATCACAATCCGACTACATCTCAGCAGCCTTTGATCCTAATAACGCTAATAAGTTCGTAGTAGCTTATAGGGATCTGGGTAACTCAAACTACGGTACATCCATAGTAGGTACGGTATCTGGTACAAGTATTAGTTATGGCAGTGAGGCTGTGTTTAATTCAGGATCCTCTTACTATACCTCAATATCCTTTGATCCTAATACTACTGGTAAGTTTGTTGTAGCTTATGATGATGATGCTAACTCAGACTATGGCACGGCTATTGTAGGTACAGTATCAGGTACAAGTATTAGCTTTGGGTCTGAATATGTCTTTAACTCAGGGAGTACTGACTATACCTCAGTATCTTTTGATCCAAATGCAGCAGGGAAGTTCGTAGTAGCCTATAGGGATGTGGGTAACTCAGGCTACGGTACTGCAATCGTAGGCCAGATAGCAGCAACAGTTTCAGCCACAAACCTAACCTCAACCAACTTCATAGGCATCTCAGATGCAGCCATAGCAGACACAGCATCAGGTAGCGTGACTGTCAAAGGTGGCGTATCAGCCAACCTAACAAGCCTAACCATAGGCACTGACTACTACGTTCAGCCAGCAGGAACACTAGCCACAAGCGCAGGTACTCCATCTGTACTTGCAGGCAAAGCTATATCAGCAACTTCATTAATTCTTAAAGGGTAAACCTAATGCAAACAATTACATTCAACTCTAACAACGTATCAGCCTATAATTTTGATGATGCAGATACGCTAACCTCAACTGCTGACAACATCACTTGTCAACACTTTGTGATCGGTGATATGAATTCTAGCAACGCTACTATCCACACAGGTACTACACCTCCAGCCGATTGGCAGGGTGGTCGTTATACGTTTGACGGTACTACTTGGGCTGAGTTAGCTGGTTGGGTAGATCCAACAGTCGCTGAGATTGCTCGGTTGCAAGCTGAGATTGATGCGTTAGCCGCTTAATTAGGGAATAATCAACATGAGTAAAGCAAAAGCAGGCCCAAAGGCATGGTATGAGGATTATCATATCGAGCAAGAATTACAGATGTACTACACATCTTACCTAAGTCGTGCAGTACCCGATGGGGACTCCAAAATCTATGTAGCTAGAGTACGCAATAGTTCACAACAGATCTGGAGAGAGCTTAAAGAAATAGGTGAAGAGATTCGGCACAGTGAAGAGGCTGCTGGCCATACTAATATGGTTCACAAGCCTGTAGTGGCTATGACAGCGCCTGAGCCTATTCATATCCCTGAGCCTGCTGTTACAGTGCCTGTATTAACTGCTGTAGCTGAACCTACTCCTCTACCTACTTTCGCTTCTACTACACCTCCCCCTGTCACTAAGACAGAGCCAGAGGGTATTAAGAAAGTGATTGAAAAGAACATGACTAAAATCATCATCATTGGTGTTGTCATTATTGCTGCAGTACAATACTTCAAAGCCTAACAAGGAATACTAGAATGGAAGCGGATGCAAGATTTGATAGGCTGGAAGCTAAGATTGATAAGTTGGCAGATGCAATGTCACTACTAATCAAACATGGTACGAAGATAGAAACCCTAGAGGCACATAACAATACACAGGATAGGCGGCTGAATAAGCACAGTGAAGAGATTGATGACAACAAAGTTGCTATCGCCTTGCAGGGTAAAACCAGCA